AGTCGATAATATTAAAGTACCAAGTGTGACCACTATTCTCTCAGCAACAAGTGATAAAAGATTTTTAGCTAATTGGCGTAGACGTGTGGGTGATGTTGAGGCAGATAGGATAATGAAACAAGCATCTTCTATAGGAACCGAGATGCATCAGGTATTAGAATATACTTTGAATGGACAAGGTTATTATAATGCTATGGAAGAGGGAACTAAGCCGAGGATGATGGCCAAAACAATATTGGATAATATTAAATTAGATGAGGTTTGGGGTAATGAGATAAGTCTAGAATTTGAAAATAGATTTGCAGGAACCTGTGATTTGACAGCCATGTGTTATGGTAAACCAAGTATTGTTGATTGGAAACAAACTAATAAACCAAAAAAGGAAGAATGGGTTGAGGACTACAAATTACAGCTTGGTGCATATTATTTAGCACATAAACGAAATTATGGGCCTATTGAGCAGGGTGTGATAGCTATGTGTAGTAGAGATTTACAGTATCAAGAATTCCGACTAAATGAGTCAGATTTAATTGAGTATGGAGACAAATTTTTAGTAAGAGTTGAGCAATACAATCAAATTATAAAAAATGAAAGTTCTAATAGCATGTGAATACTCTGGAACAGTCAGAGACGCATTTACAAAAAAAGGTCACGAAGCTGTAAGTTGTGATATAATTCCAACTGAATCTCCGGGAGAACATATTCAAGATGATGTTTTAAATCATTTATATAAAGATTGGGATTTAATTATAGCTCATCCACCTTGTACTTATTTATCAAACGCAGGTGCAAGACATTTATATCCTAAAGGTAAATTAAACCAAAATAGATATAAAAAAGGTTTAGAGGCTAAAAAATTTTTTATGTGTTTTCATAATTTAGATTGCAAAGTTGCAATAGAAAATCCTGTTCCCTCCACCATATTTGAGTTGCCAAAATATAATCAAGTAATACAACCTTATGAATATGGACACCCCTTTCAGAAAAAAACTTGTTTGTGGTTAAAAAATTTACCTAAATTAATTCCAACTAATATTATGAAATTAAGAGAAAGCTCAAAAGTGCCTGGTAATTGGTTTAATAAAGGTGGTAAAGAAAGACAAAAAAATAGAGCTAAATTTTTTTCTGGAATAGCTGAAGCTATGGCAGATCAATGGGGTTCTTTATAATAACCAACTTTTAAGATCTTCTTCACCCAATGTTTTAGCAGCAAGCTTACCTTTATTAGTAAGTGATTTCATAATTGCTTCATCTAAAGTATTTCTAGCAACAATATCTATGTAGACCACAGTTCCTTTTTGACCAAGCCTATGTGCCCTATCTTCTGATTGCATTCTAACTTCTAAGTTATATGAGTTTGAATAATAGATAACAGTATTACAAGCGGTAAGAGTAAGACCAAAGCCCCCAGTAGAAGGATTAGCAACGAGAAAACGACAGTTGTCATCGTTTTGTATACGATCCACAGCATTTTTTCTATCTTCAACGTTAATTTCTCCATAGATGGACACTGTAGATTCTTTGCCGTACTTATCAATAAGAAAATTTTTAATCTCATGTATATTATATAGATAATTTGCCCAAATAATTACCTTTCCATCTGTCTCTTCAAGGGTTTCCTCTAAAGCATTTAATTTTTGCTTGTGAAGTTTTAATATTTTACCATCATCATCTTTGGTAAATCCGTTACATACCTGATGCAATTTTATTATTTCTGTTAGTTTATTTGAAAATGATATTGTGCTATCTTCAACTATAGCTAATGCAGATGTTCTTAAACGATCATATATTTTTTTGCCTTCACCATCTAGCTCAATATACCTTTTAATTCTTACTTTTGGTTTAAGGTCTAAACATTGGTCTTTACGAATACGGGTGGCAAAAGCTTTCATTTTTTCTTCAAGTTCTTCTAGTCTCTTATAATATTTAGGCACCGATATGTATCTACCTGATCCTACTGGTATATCAGTCATTTCTGCGTAACGATTTCTAAAAGCTAAATAACTATTAAAACCTAAAAGTTCTGGACTTAAGAATTGGCATTGTGTAAATAGATCTAATGGAGATTTTGTTATTGGGGATCCTGTTAATATTCGCTTTATATGACTTACTTTTCCTAATGCTAAAATGTTTTTTGTTCGTTTTGCTTGTCTGTTTTTTATTGTGGTTGATTCATCCACTACTACAAAATTTAATTTATTTCTTGTAAGATAATCAATACACCCTTCAAATCCCCTTTTAGTTGATAAAGCCTCAACGTTTATTAGAAAGATTCTAAGGTGGGTAAATTCGTTTAATTTAAAATAATCTTTTGGTTTATCTAAATTCCATTTGTAAACCTTATATTTTATAACATCTGGCAAATGTGTTTCTATCTCAGATTGCCAATTTAAATAAACTGACTTAGGCGCAATAATTAAACAAGAATTTATTTTTCTTTGCAAAAATAAAAAAGCTATGTTATCGATAGTAACTTTTGTTTTACCTGTGCCCATCTCCATAAAATAGGCCCAGTTTTTTTTTTCAGCTGATTCTTTCAAAGCATTACGTTGATGCTCGTAAGGCAAAGTTTTATAAGGGTAGATCCACATCCAAAAACTTTTTATATTTTTTTCTTGCAAAGATCAAACAAATAATTTATCTGAGCCTAGGAGGATAAATATGGATATTGAAGAAATGTCAAAAATTGACATTAATCAAGATAGTGTAAAATCTATTTCTGATAAATGTAATCACTTAAAAGATTTAAATAAACAAATCGAACAAGAAGAAGAAAAACTTTCATTACTCAAACATAAAGCAAGAGACATGGAAGAGAGAATAATTCCAGAGATGATGCAGGAAGCTGGTGTATCTTTGCTTAAATTAGCTGATGGTTCAACTGTCGAAGTGAAACCATTCTATGCAGCAAAAATTCCTGAATCACGTGTTGATGAAGCGTTCAGCTGGTTACGAAACAGAGGTTATGAAGATTTAATTAAAAATACTATAACCGCAAGTTTTGGCAGAGGACAAGACAACCAAGTCTCGGAACTTGTAAAAGTTTGTGAGGACAACGGTTTTGCTTATAACAAAAAAGAAAAAGTAGAACCAATGACTCTTAAAGCTTTTGTAAGAGAACAAGTCGAAGGTGGCAAAGAGCTTCCTTTTGATTTGTTCGGTGTATACATCGCAAACAAAACGAAAATAACGAACAAATAATAGGTAAAATATGAAACTAAA